CAAAGCCGTTGTAGGAATACTTGAGCTTCTTTCCGTAGCGCTTGTCCATAATGCCGTCGATGAGAGAAAGCGGAAACTCCTTATGCGTAGTAAGAAGGTCATCGCCGTTGATATAGCCCTTAGTGGAGAAGAGAACGTGAACGCAGTCGCTTTCTCTTCTAAGAACGGACTTGTCATAGTCAACATACTCATAAGCCCTGTACTTTGTCTGAATGGAAGTGAAGTAGTTCTTGATGATATGATTTTTGGAAGCATAGTAGTTCACATCAATAGCGTTCTTTCCTATCTTGTACTCACGCTTGAAAATCGTGTAGCCGTTTCTCTCACAAGGAAGTGGGCAAAGGTCATCAAGGCTATTAACTCTTTCGTGAATGCCCAAGACATCGTTTCCAAGTCGGTCGATTGTGTCCTGTTGATTAAGAGAGAGCATAACGGCACTGGAAATGCCATTGTCCGCAGTGTTCAACTGCTCGATAGGAAGGTTTACCTCATCCTTGAAGTGCCTCATCACAACCTTGTTCAGAGGGAGGTAGGAAATATCGAAAAACATAAGTGAAAAGTTGTTGTTCTGAACGTCAGTGAAGAAGGGGTTGGCAAGTGCATTCCCCGTTCCTTCGAACGTAAAGCCGTCGAATACCCCTCCGAAAGTCTGATGAATTGCTTCAGGAGTAAGGCTTTCTCCTGTTCCGTCGAAGGACTGCAAGGAGCTAAAAAGATTCTCCACATAGGTCTTTTCGGTGTCCCACCATCCGTTTGTCTTCGTATAGGTAGTTGAGAAGCCTTCAATCTTGTTCGAACCGACACTGAAGCCCACCGTGCAGTAAAGCCATTTAGACATTTCATTGAGACTGCTGAAGCTAGTAGGCATTGCAAGGAAGTCAACGTTCAGTTGGCTTCGCTTTGAGTTCTCTACAAGCAAAGGTGTGATATCTTTCTTGTAAAGGAAGGAAAGAAACCAACCGCCTATTTTATTCGATGAGAGAGCTTCCGATGTCTTAGGGTTATAGTAGCGTGAAATCATAGCGTCCGTAGAAGGAAGCGTATAAGGCTGTAAGAACATATCAGGGCTTACGTGACTTATATGAATGGTAGTCTGCGAGAAAGCCTTGTAGGCGTCCGATATGAAGAACTCCCAAGTGGAAGGTGTGGAAGAACCATCCTGTGTCCCGTGGAAAGTCGCTCTTATGATACTGAACTTTGTAATGCTACCCGTGTATTCTTCATTCATGTTAAAAAGTGTGACTGACTTAGGACTGCCGTCTGCCACATCAATAGTTTCCGTTCTTTTTTCGATTGTTTTGTCGATAACAAACTTGTCGGTTTCCCAATGGCAGATATAACACTTGATATCAAGATAGCCATTGAATGAATGCCCTGTTACTTGAGTGTTTCCGTTAACGGTAGGTGCACTTTTTATGCCAAGTATTTCATTTGTTCCATCGTGGGAAATAGTAACACCGAAATATGTTGCGCCGTTGTCCAAGAAATATCGATACTTCTTTCCGCCATCGCTATTCACAACGAGAGCGGTATTGCAGTAGGCATTCATCGTAAACTTGCTTACGCTATAGATAGGGTATCTTGTCTCAAGTACAAGGTTCTCTTTTTGCTTGAGCAGTACATTGTCCCTGTCACGAAACACAAGGCTTTCGCTTACAATGCTGTCTTCTTGGTCAAGCACGTTGTCGGACATATTCACCAATGTGTTCACATAGCTGTCCGAGGACATAGCACGTTCCGCCGTAATGCGCCCTTCGTTTCCCGTGAATACACTAGGCTCTTTTGCCAAGTCCATAAAACCGAGGACCCGATTGACAACAACCGGAATGCACTTCTTCTGTATCATCAATGAGGTAAGTGCCTGTCTAAGCGTAGGAGCGGAAAGAGACATATCTGCACATGGAACATTGAACTTGTCCTTAACCGCTTCAGAAACGGCTATCAGAGGCTTGTAATTCCACGCCTTGAGTGTTTCATCATACATCTTGATTTTAGGGCAGTAGAGCGCCATATAAAGCTCGATATAGTGCGTTATGGTTTTCTGCCCTGAGACTTCGCTATGCGTAATGCACAGGTTAGGGCATTGCGCCTTTTCAAGATACTTTGTCTCGGACATAAGATTGATTGTGTATGTGTAGATAGGCTTCTCCACATTGGTCATACTCTCCGTGAAGCTATCGATGAGGAAATGCTTCAGTGTTGTCTTGCTATTGGAAACAATCTCAAGACAACATTCCTGATAAGGCTCTATATCAAGTTGCTGATAAAGGTTAGGAACGATTATTGAAGCACTATCCAATGTTTCGGAATACTCTTCGGAAATAGGCGCGTCAAAGACAACCGGAAACTTCTTCTCAGCATACTGAGCCTTTTCCGAGGCAAATCTTGCATATACGTAATTCATTGTCTACTTGTCCTCCCCTGTGCTACCGCTTGTGAGCGAGTAACCGCTTCTCTGTCTTGTGAAAGCCAATTGGGCATTCATCTTGTCTACTTTGAGGTTCTGCGCGTCAAGAGTGTTGTACACGCTTACGCCCATACTGATTGTGCTTACGGCAAGAGCGGCGATTGCTCCGACCGGCCCGCCTACCGTTGCGCCCATAGCAACGGAAGCGCCGAGCGACACTGCCTTGTTTGCCATAGAAAACGCAATGTTCATATTTCTTTGACCGATATAGTCGTCTCGTGTGGCAAAGTATTTGTTTACCTGATACTTTGCCTCTGTCACTATTTCCTTCTTCAGAGCGTCGAACACTTGGTTTGCCAATACCGAAGTGGAAAGGTCAGTACCTTCATCATCATAACTGACTTCAGGCGACTGCTTCGCTTCGTTTATTACGTTGGTGACCTTGTTGTTTACGATATTCTTGATGATCGTCTTGGGTGTCTTGCCTTCAGGAGAACCCTTGATTGTGATTACTACTTCTCTCGCTTCTGCCATAAGCTATAACGAGAAGGCGACATTGACAATCGTGCTGTCGCCTATCTTCTGCCCTATATCAATGGAAAGACACTTGTATTTGCGGTCGGTGAAGGCAGTACCGCTATTGAGAACAAGCGTGAAGCTATATGTTGTGTCTTCCATATTGTCCTTGTATCTTTGGTCATTGAGCTTCTTGCAGAACGCACTTGTAGTAAGATAGGTTGTAATAGAGAATGAGTGTGTGGCAAAACCGCTCACGGAATGTGCAAAACCGCCTCCGTCTGGAGTTGGCTGAGGTCTCAAATCATTCTTGTAGCTTTCATTGAAGCTGAGGATATCTATCGGCTCTCCGTTGTAATCAAGCTCTTTCACATAATCGCTGTCACTAGCGCCAACGATGAAAGCACCGGAAAAGGAAAGATTTGCTCTCCATCCATTCTTGATTTCGACAAAAGCATTCTCCACAACAGGTGTGGAGTAGAACTGCGCAAGATTTCCGTTTCGCTTTAGGTTGTATGTGGCTGTGTAAAGCAAGAAAAGCTTCTGCACAAGCTCGATTTTGTTTCTTTCCGAGATGATATCGAAACTCACGGGGAGAATGAGCTGACCGAAGTTCACGGAGCTTTCGCCATAGTGGATAACAACGTAGATTGTGTTCGGCTTCATCTCCTGTTCGATAGTGAACTGACGCTCGTTCTCGACAACAAGCTCAATCCTCGCAAAAGAGGGGTCGGAATTGCGACACGCAATAAGCTGACCTTGTATCTTCTCCAAGATAGCCTCATAGTCGATTGTGATGTTACTGCTCATTTCCATTCAACCTCCGTTTTAAGCCAATATCTTCTCTTCCACCATTTTATGCCGTTCACGATAGAACCCTCAACATAGCCGATATGGTTCCAAGTCGGCTTTCCTAGAACCTTACCGCCCTCTTCGTTCACCTGTTCCGCATAAGAGCCTTTCTCTGGCTGATACACGATAACCTTGTTCTTGATCCATTCCATTTGGTCATAGACCTGTGCCGGAATGTGTATCTTGTACTCGCATTCGCCAACCTTCTCAAGATACATAGTGTTCGTAAGGTTTCCTGAGAGGTGAATATCGAAGTTGTCATAGATTTCCGCCATAATGCCGTTTGCAAGTCTTACGCACAATGTGTCCATTTTTACCATAGGTCAGTTCCTCAGCATAATGTAGGTCTTGTATACGGGAATGCGTGAAAACTCACTGCGCTTCTTGATACGCTTTCTCTGAATGGAGACAACGTTCCAAAGGCGCTCATCATACTTGCATACATCGTTTTGGCTAAGTTCCCTCACATCGTCATTGGTGATGAGCATAATGTTGCTGTCATCGAACATAAAAGAACCGCTCACGATCTCGTTCCTAGAGCTTTCTGCATTGACCTCACGGGCATAGAAAATGCCACTGCACTTCTCACTTACGATTTCGCTTGTGGGAGTATCGGAATGGATATCACGCTTCCAGAACTCGACACGCTCGAAGTTTGTTCTTCGGCTTTCAAAGATATCAATACATCCACCCATTTCCGTCGCCTCCGTAAGTGCCGTATCTCATCTTCCTAGAGAGCATACCGCAGTTCATAAGCTCGTTCTCTGCGTTCGGGGCAATCGAAATCTGCTTCAGGTAGTTGATATCCGTACGCTTTCCGAAATCGGCGTCATAACCGCTGTCCATAGTCACATCGCCTACCTTGTAGATGTACATACACTGCTCAAGCAAGGCAAGTTTGTAGTGGTACTTCTGATAGTCGGTCATATCTTTGTATTCTCTTTCAGGGGAGCGGAAGTATCTAGCCGTAAGATAGCTTTCAAGTCTTGTGATTGTTCTAAGCAAAAAAGCCTCGGCGGTACGGCTAGGGTTTCCGTCGCTTCTCATCTCCGCCTCCAAGTCAATTCCCGAATAGAGCTTGAAGTCATCCAAGGTTATGAACCTTGTATTAAGAGGTATATTGAATTGTTCTTCCATAATAGGTCTGTCCTCCGTGTTTATATTATTTTACCACACAAAAAGCCCACAGGCGTGAGCGAGTGGGCTTATAAAGCAATGGCTTAGGCTTTCTTGGTAAGAGTAATTCTGCCAGAGACTGCTTTGGCTTTGCCGTCTGCACCGACAAGAGCGAAGTAACCGGCAGTGTTGGTAGCGTCGACAATGGACTCGCCATATTTGATTTTGACAGGAGAAGTCGGAGCTTCACCGAGGTTGATTGCAGTTGCGGAGAAGACAAGGTCACCGAGAATACCGGCAGGAGTGGAGATAGCATTGTCAATGATGTAGGAGTTCCTGACGGCACCTTCTCTCATCATAACACCGAGAGAGTTGGCTTTGGTAGAAGCATTGATGGTAGAAACGGAAATGAAGAATGCAGGTGCTTTGTTATCAGCGATGAAGTAATCGTGATAAAGTCTTGCATTGACCTTGTAGCCGTCATAGTCCTGAACCTGTTCAGGGGTGAAGATTTTGACCTTGGCAATCTTGGTGACAGGGTCTCCGGCATATCTGGAGCAGATGATGTAGTTGAAAATCTTTGCATTGGAGGCAGGGCGGAAACCATTTTCAGTTGTGATGACTTTATCGTAGAAGCGGTCAGAAGGAACTTCGACAATAGGTCTGCCCATATAGGCTTCAAGACTGAATGTTGCACCATTGGAAGACTTGTAGTCTGCCTGTGTCAAGGTCTTGTAGATTTCAGGAGTATTCAAAAGCATTGTATGTGTTTCAGGGGAAACGAAGATAACCTGGTCTTCATTCTCGACACCGTGTTCGGTAAGGAACTGGAATGCCTTGTTGAAAGAGTGGATGATTTCGTGTTCGTCTCCCTTTGTGGCATTGATGGTTTCATCAACTCTGTTGCCCAAGGAAACGTAGCACTTTTCTGCCATTCTTGCGAAACGGCATTCATCGACTTCAGGGATGACATTGTTCTTAATCAGTGTCTTGACGACATTAGCCATCAAGAGACCGGCAGTCTCTTCATCGTCAGCACTGTCGATACGAATCTGAATAGCTCTGTCGAAGCCGATTTCATAGTTCTTCCAAGTGAGCTTTGTTCCGCCGACAGGGTAGCCGTCATTGTGACCTTCTCCGTCGAAACCGGTGCCTTTGCCCTGTAAACCGGCGTGTCCGGCACGTCCATAGTTTCCGAGACCTTCAGTTTCTAAAGTACCGATTTTGACGGTCTTGGAGTTTGTGAAGTCGAAGACAATGCTCTTTGCGCCCTGTTCGAGCAGTCTTGTCTTGGAGTCAGCGACCATTGCCTGGTCTAAGAACTGAGGTAAATACTTAGTAATAAGCGCGATGTTGTTTGTTGCCATAATCTGTTTTCTCCTTTATAAAAGTGGCATATTCTTACTTTCGGAGATTGACACCGAAGAGCTTGGAAGCAAGGTCTATTTCATCCTCTTCCGTTTTCGGCGTACCGCTGTTTCCGACTGCAACAGGATTGGCTGAAGCGTTTACCCATTCATTGTGGGTCTTGAGTGCTTCCTTGATGTTCTCATCGGTCATCGGCATTTCCTTCCCCTTGAAGTAAGTACGAACGTCATCTTCCCTATCTTTTCTGATAGAGTTGTCTGTGAACATAACCCTTTCGTTGAGTATGGAATTCTTTTCGGAAAGCTCATTGTACTTTTTGTTAAGTTCATCATAATTTTTTGCTTTTCCGACAAGATCGTCCATACCCTTCTCGTCCATAACTCCGTACTTCTTGTAGAAGCCTTCCGCCTGTTTGGCTAGTCTTTTGGTAACGATATCGTTTACCTGTGACTGAGTGAGTTTTTCTTCCTCCTGAGACTTGGCTTCGGCGGCCTGATGTTCGTTTTCCGTTACCGTGGTCTCTGCCTTAGCAGTTTCGGCATTGTTTCCCTGCTTCATCTCTTCTTCGTATTCGTTCATGCTGTTACCTCGCTATGATAGTAATTACATTATAGCACACTTCTTTCATTTCTTCCGCCATTTGTGCATAAGGAAGACGGTCTTGTTTATGTAGTTCTGCAATTCCTCACAAGGAGCTACCTTGTACATTTCGGAAAGGTAGTCTAGCCTGTCAAGATATAGCTCCGCCATTCTGTTTGGCAAAGTCTGAGAGACACCACGCTCCCCCTCTTTTTCGTGCATATGGTGCTTGTTTAACAGAGCATTCACCGAGTTCGAGAGAACCTCACTTGCCGATACCTCTCTGAAGTAATGTCGGCAGTATGGTCTTGTAATCATATACACAGGCTTACCCGTTACCCATTGGAATGTACGTATTCTGTTTGTGGAAATGTACATTGCAACCCTAGGGTCTTTTGTCATAGAGCGCCAGTTCTCGTTTACGTATATCTTTCCCTGATAGTCTTCGTGGTCTTTTGCGCAGTCATCGTGCTTTGACACAAGGAAGAACAATCCGCTCTTGAGTGCATCGTCTATGAGTATTTTCTTAGCACCATAGTCGATTTCGGTGAGCTTTTTGCCATACTCTATGCGTACTTTTTCATACGGCTTGTTCTTTTTTACCAATAAAAAAGCCATTTTTGCCTTCATTTCTTCGCTATTTTGTGAAAAAACAACTTTTTTAAGCCGTTTGAAGAATGTTAAGTATGCAGTATATGCAAACAGGAGAAGACCGAGGGGGTTGCCATCGGTCACTTCCCTGTAAGACTGCTTTTCATACGGCTTATCGCCTATGTATGAGGCATATTTTTCCGAACCAACGTATTTAAGTGCCGTATTCTTGAGCATTCTAGCCAATCGGAGCGTAGGAGTATCACCGAATGCGCCCTTATAGGCTATGGAAAACATTTCAGCGTTTGCCTTGGCGAGAAGCCTTCTCATTTCCTTATCGTTTCTCATTGTCTTCGCGGTTCACTGCCTTTGGCTTGTTGTTATAGTTGTCTCTGCTTTCATATGTAGGGTTCTTCTCACGCTCCATACCGAGTGCCTGTGCCTCGCTTAGAACGTCCTCTCCGCTTCCTTCGGCTTTTCTGAGGTCGTCAAGAGCCTTGATTTCGGCTTCCTTGTCCTCTTCCGCAAGGGAAGAACCATATAATTTGTTTACGTACATTCTTGTGGAGATTGCACCGCTTACCCACATAGGATACAAGACCTTGGATAGGCTTTCGAATGAAGGGTTGGCGAACTCGTTGAACTTCACGGAGATTTCGCGGTCTTCATTGGGAAGAACACCCTTGTTGATATAGTCATCGAAGTCAAGGACAATCTGAACAAGCTCACGGATAATAGGAATGTTTGCGCTCATAATTGCGTTTCGTGTCATAATGGTTGTCTTTTCCTTCTCTCTCTGAGAAGAACCGCTATCGGTCTTCGAAACATTGATACCCATAGTAGCCGGGGAGATGAGACCGAACATAATCATATTGACAAGCGACAACTGCTCCTGATTGTACTGCTCGAAGTTTAGAGAAGGCTGAGATGTGTCAATCTTGGCGTCAACGCTTCCGTCACCGTTAGGTATTCCAGGCTTTGCGATGAACTGCCTGTTGTATACGCTAGGCATTATTGCCTTTCCGTTCTGTGCTTTCTCAAGAAGGTCGACAGGGTAGTACTCCACAGGAGTGGAAACACGGCAAGTCTGAGAGCGCTGAGAAAGGCTTTGGTCTAGATCGTCGAAAAGGTCAATCTTTCCGTCATAGAAAGACCTACCATAGTCAGGGTTGTCTGGGTCATTCATAAAGACACACGGAACTGCCAACATATGCCTGTACTGCGGTATCTTGAGGTCGGTAAGAGTGGCAAGTTCTGGAATGGTAGACAAAGGCACTTCTTTGGTGCTGTCGCCGTTTTCAAGCTGATATAGTTTGTATTCTATGCACGAATTGCCTTCATCATCAAGCCTTCTCACATCGACAAGCATATAGTTCTTGCCTTTAAGCTGATAGAAGTCCTTGAATATGCAACCTATCTTCTTTCCGTTGCGGACAATGAACTTGACCGCATTCGCTTCGTAGTATTTCACGATGGGATGTCTGAATAGCTTCGTATTGGGGTCGATGATAATCTTGAATGCACCCCACCCTTCCGCCATAGTAAGCGGAATGGCACGTTGCATAAGCAAGTCCTGAAAATCGATTGCCTCAAGCAGTTGTGGTATTTCCTGACCGCCAACGGTGATGTTCGGAACACCGATGACGTTCGTAAGCGCCGTGATGATGGCTCTTGGAACACCGCTATGAACACGCTTGATATGCGTTTCGTTAGTTGAGATAGCCCAGAAGTACTGCCTTCTGTTCTCGTTGTAGATAGGTTCTTCCGCATTGCCGTATATCTTCTGAACGCGGTAGTAGTTGAGAAGCTCGTTTGCGTCTCCGATGTACCAAATGCGGTTCTCCTTGACCTTCCTTGCGGAAATGTCGTCCGGGTTCATAATGAAAGTGTATCTTTCGCCATAAGGGTTGTTCGGCAGTTCGTGAAGCCCCTTGCCCTTAAAAATGAGATTGCTTATAGCCTGTATCAAGTCCATATTCTTACCTCGCTAATGTTTCTTCTAGTATAACACAATTAGGCTTTCGCCTTGAAGGTCTTCCATAGCCTTATTCTAGGCGCAAGAGGAGCCCAAGCGTATTCACATGCGTTGATTGCGTGATCGTCAGTGTCGCCTCTCACGTGCCCTTTGTCGTCCGCCTGTGCGTTTCTGAGCTCTCGGTCTAGATTGGGGCAGAACTTGCTCACGCGGAAGTCCCCGTATGCCATAAGCTGTCTTGTGAAGTACACACGGCTTTCAATCATAAGTTTTGTGGAAGCGATGAAGCGCACGTTGAAGAGCCCCTGTTTCCTAGCCTCAAGCTCAAGCGCCTGTCGGAAGCCACCGCTGTCCGCGCAGTCCACATAGACAAGTATAGTGCCCTTCATAAGCGTTGGGTGTGCCTTGTACTTGTCTATCCAGTTCCACAATGTCTCCACAAGCTCCTTCTGTATTTCCGGTCCAGTCTTCTTCACCATTTGGTTCTCGTTGGAGAAGAAGTACTCGTCAATGCAGTCTAACTTGTTGTAATCAGCAGTGACACCGACAAGCTGCATAGTTGTTGCGCTCCCGTATCTCTCGCTTCCCCTTGCCATTCTACCCTGTCCGTCACTGATACCGAAGTCAATGCCGATGGAGTAACAGGCATAGTCCTGACTGAAGAATGTCTGAGGCTCCATATAAAGAGACTGGCTGTATTCCGGGTATGTCGCGTCCTGACTTGCGCCCCACATACCGAGTGCCTCGACCTTGTAGATTTCGAGCGAGGCGTCTCTCAGGTGTTGCATTGCCTCATCGTATTGTATCTTGTCTCGGAACTCGTTCACCTTGTATGTCGATATATGCAGATAAAGTCCCCTTCCGTAGTCCATGACCAAGTTTGGGTCATACCAGTCCATATATGGATGTGTGTCGAGATACTTGAAGTCATCCTCAAGTCTCCCCTTGAAGAAGTGCTCGTAGAGCCAATGCTTCTTGTTCCAAGCGTTGAAGCAGAAGGTGACCTGCATAAACAATCCGTCCTTCAGGTCGCCTCTCAGAGAGCCGTCCACCTTTCTCCAGTCCTCATAGTCCTTCAGTTCGAATGCTTCCTCTACGTATATGTCAGTGAGAAACCCATGCACCATTCGTGTTGATGTAATCTTCTCAGGGTCGCTCATTCCGAAAAACATAATAACCTGTCCCGTAGGCTTGTACGTGATCGTCATCGTGTTGTTGTTTATATGAAAGTAGTCCCTGAGAGATATCTCAGGATTGTCGTGGTCTGGATGGTCGATGAGCATACACAATGTTGCAAAGGTAGAAGTCCTGTTCGTTGTGTTCATTCTTCTTATGACGATTACGTTTCTTCTTGGGTCTGAGAGTATCTTGCACAGAACCTCAAGACCAATCATCACGTAGCTCTTCTTCGTGTTTCTTGCGCCTTTGTATACCCTGTATCTAGCATGGCAGTTCGTGAACCACCCTCTCCCGTACCCCTGTCCTATCAGCTTCGCTACGCTAAGCCGTACCATCGATTACTTGTCCTCGGGCTTAGGAGCTTCAGGCGTATCAGGCACTTCAGGCGCTTCGCAAGGCTCAGCGTCTGATACAGGTACGTCCGATACAATCTGTATTCTCTGTATCTCCTCGCCCTTGTTTCTCTGCGAGGCAAAGTCCTCAGGGCATCTTCTTTCGAGAAGCCAAGCAGCCGCCTGCCATGAGCCGCTTTCCCCGGCTTTCTTCATAATCTCCAGGTTGTCGTGCTGGAACACCGCCTTGCTATGCTCCGCCTTGATGTACAGCTCTGCCTCTCTGCTCTCAATCCCCTCGTCCACGTCCCGTGCTCCCCTGTCGAGGAGCTTCTCCATTCCCCCTCTGCTTATACAAGCGAATGCACACGCCTTCCCCAAAGGCATTCCTATCTCCAATGCCTTCATCACGGTGTCGAGTGCGCTCTCTTCGTCTATCAGTCCTCTTCGTTTCATTTTTCCCGTATCCTCCCTTCCTATGCTCTAATTATAGCACATACTGGCTTAATTACCGCAGAATGCAAGTACTATATACCACCTATGCTAGTACTACATAATACGTATGCATTACATATTCTATAGTGGGCGCGGTTTTGTGGGGGTTAGGCCCTGCCCGCACATCCCCGAGATACCCTAATAGGGGGGCACCAATACACACACTACGCCGGGCGTACCGGATGCAAGCATAAAAACGCCCCTAGGAACGCACGGAATATATAGCGTGTATGTTTTACCTAGGAAAGCAAAGAACACGCTCTAAGGGTAGTTTTTGCAACGATTATGGGGTATCTAGGTACTAAAGCGCCGCGCACTAGGGAGAAAAGCCGGAATGCATACCGCGGATGCTTTGACCGCGTTTGACCATATAGCCACAATTAGAATGCTAGAGCATACCCCAACACCACACCAACGAGCAAGGCAAGGAAAGCACACAAACCCCCGACACCCTAGGCACCCACTTAGCCCCCCACACTAGAAAGCGCAGGTAAAGCCCCACTAACCCGATCGTCCTACTTTATGCTTACATTACTTACCTAGTTTTTTACGTTTGCTTACCTAATTATGCTTGATTTCCATAAGGCTATTTTTTGCTAATTTTTTTTACATAATTTTAAAAGTTCTGTAGACACTTTTAGCAATTTTGCATATACCAAAAAATCCCCCCAGGAAGGCCGGATAAATAGAAGCGTTTTTTATTTGGGGCTACTTAGGTTTTAAAATATGTATTTGATTTATAACCTAGATTAGACTGGTTTTGTATATATTTTTAAAAAGTAGATGCCTGTAGACACTTTCATTTAAAGTTGGCACCTTTTTTCACAAAAAATAGCATTTATTTTACATTTGTATATTTTCTTTTGAAAATCGTTTTTAAAATAATTTTCAAAATAACGTGATTTTGTAGACACTTTTGTAGACACTTTGAAGGGCACCCATTTTTCAAAAAAAACGGCTTGTTTTAGGGAAAAAATTAAAATGCTAAAAAGTGGCTAGGCTATCGGTATTTTTTGATATGTTTGAAAAATATTTTAAAAATGTGTTGCAATGTGAACGCGAAACAATTAGAATATAGTCAAGCTTCAAGAAAGCTGCAGCGCAAGGAGGCGTAGAAAAATATGTATTTTGGAAAAATCAAAGACATCAGGGAATTGGCGACCAAACTGAGTGGCATCAATTGGGATATCGATTATTGTAAAGATATATCCACGAATGAAGATTATAAGCTTCTGGATAAAGCCTATAGGCTTATCGATAAGGCTATTGAAGCATTGGACAGCATAGAAGCAAGTGACAGCGATAATATCTAAATAATGGCTCAAGAGGACACAACCTCGGTTGTTGTGTCTTCCTAGCTCTTGTTTAGAGCGGAAAGAAAGAGGTATATATTACTATGACTAAAACATTTGAGATTAAAGGCACTGTAAGTTGGATAAGAAGAGAGAAAAACAGCATTAACGGAAACCCACGTTGGACCGTTTGCATTTACGTGAACGGGCATTTTCTCCCGAATTACGCAAAGACCGCCACAGACGCTATGATTGGTTATGAATGCTCTTCTTATTGGGTAGATAAAGAGAAGACTTTCTTGGCGCATTTCACCAAGGGCGGTAATCTTATTCTTGATAGGATTGTCGGGGAATAATCGGGGGTACAGGTAAATGAAAAAGAATGATTTCTACAGGGGAGTAAAGAACGTTCACTATATCGATCACGGCGAATGGTCGGACCCGGAAATTAGCTATAAAAGGCACCTGTTCAGCTATTGGGAAATTGAAGACAGCCTGTGGGATATGTACAAAAAAGAATGTGAAGAAAACGGCGTTGCTGTCGTCGATGATTTCCGTGAAGACGGCTATATTGCCACAGAAAGAGACTTTGACAGGTTTTGCCAAAGAGAGTGTAAATGGTTACTCAATCAAATTATCTATGAAGAGCGTTATTGTTAAAATTAAGGGGTAAAAAACTATGAAAAGAAACAATGAATTAGAAGAAAAAATAAAAGCTGTTGTCTATGATGAAATCTTGCCGGAATTAGAATACGAAAACGGTACTTTACGCGATTATTTGAATGATTGGTACGCTTCAAAGGGTTTAAATTGTGTCTTGATTGACTATAGCAAAGAAGCCTCCGAACAGGTCAAAAAGATTGTTTTAGACGACAACCAGCGCGACGCGTTGGACTTTGGTGGCGATTGCGACTATATCGCCGTCGATTTAGACAACGGTACGGCGCAAATTGTGGAAGCACAGGTATTCGTTGACGAAATCACAGAAAATTACGATTTTTGTTTATATATTTATAAACGCTGTTTGTTGTGTTATAACAAGTGATTTTTAAGCCGTGATATAGTCACGGCTTTTTTGTCCTTTGCGATTTGGTAGTATTCTACCCTGTCGCACAGGGCGAAAAAGCGCCCTATTATGTTTTTTGCGTGGCTAGAATTTCATTGTTCTAGATTTCTTTCTAGTGGGCTATTCTCTAGCTCCCTATATTGCTTTCTAGTGCCTTACCGCAAAACACGCGCAAAAACCGCCCTTTAAGGCTCTCTATTGTTTACCGTGGTAAAATACACGCGGAAAGCATTAAAAGCGCTATAAAGTGGCTTTACGTGCTTGATAGGTACAGGAAAAGGGGGAAGATATAGAGAAATGAGAAAACCTAAGAAGATATTTACCTGTGGCGGTCTGTCCCCACAGGAAGAAGACACGCACAAAAACACCCATACAAGCCTTGCGATTTCCTAGCGTGGTAAATTGCTCACGGAAACCGCTCAAAGCGCTAGAAACCCCCTTTTTGCGATTCTAGCGGTATCAAATCCCCTAGCGCTCTAGGTTATAGGGTTTAGTACTCTTCAAGGGCTGTGCTAAGGGCTAGGCAAGTACTAATTGACTACTATCCACCAATCCTGGCGTACCAGCCTCTATCTATGTTTTGAGGGTTTTGGGGCAAAGCGCTAGGAAAACGGTCTTGCTTCCTGTGCCGTGATATAATCTAGGTAAAGGAAACGCGAAAAACAGGAGGGGGGTGCATTTTTGGAAAAGTCTGAAAAAATTGCCTAACCCCCCTAAAAAGAAAGGAGAAAATATGGAAAAACCTACAAAGCCGATTGAGCCTGTTAAATGGTGGGAATGGGAAGAGCCTAGCGTAGATGTATTCACGGAGAAGAACATCTACGCCCCTAAGCCCGTGAAGCCTAAGAAACCTAGACCGCCTAAGCCACCTAAACCACGTGCCAAGTGGAAGCCTAGGGGAAGACCTAGGAAGCCAAAGGAAGAACATACGATCGTCTTAAATGATTTATTGGAACCCATCGCCAAACGGTACAGGGACACGCTGGAACTGAAGATAGATTACTACACCGCATACCGTTCCAAACTACCACCCTATCGACTTACCGACATACTCCGCGACTATGTCAATCTGCTTTCCTGCACGTGCATAATACAGACCGCCATATCGTGCGGAATTACAGCCGATGAAGCCGAAAGAAACGTGCAGTGCAGAAAGGAAGAGCTTGATCGTCTCAAGGAGGCGAAACTAAAGGAAACCTCCTCTATCTCGAAAGAGCTCGAGCAGAGAGCAAGTCTTCTGCGCTCGGAGATTATCACCTATACGCTTATAGGAAAATGTATCAAGAAGGTCTCTTAGGATAAGGGGGGTACAAATTACAGGAATGTGTAAAATATTGCCTACCCCACCCTTGCATACAAAAAAGCACCTTATGCTAGGTGCTTTTTATGTTGCTTATAATTCTTTTTCCAATATCTTGTACTGCTCTTCCGTGACTTCCCTGAACTCTCCGCCTAGAGAGAATAAGCACTTGCCGTTGCTGTTCTTCATCAGGATGAGCGGAAAGGTTTCCCTGATGATGTCATACGCATTTCCTGTGCTGTAATGCTTATTGTGATACTTCATTCGGAACTCCATAGCACCCTTCTCGCCTAGGTTTCTTATGCTTCTTAGTGCATTGTCATTCTCATATAGAAGCTTGAGGTACGCGGCGCAGCTCATGTCACTATGTTTGTTGCAATAGTCTCTTATGAGAGCGTGTTCCACACGGATGTTCAGATTGAGCTCTGCCAATTCATTTGGTGCCGTCACTGCTCTTCCTCCTTATCTCCTAAGCTTTCCAATACTTCAAAAATAAGCGTTTTGAGCTTCTGTGTTTCTCCTGTGGCATTGTTTAATAGAGAACTATATTCGATAGCACTATAAGGCACGTATATCCCTATAAGCGACTTTATGAGATATATTGCCTTGTCTTTCTCTCTGCGTGTCATTCTTTGTCACTCCTTGCCAATGCAATTGATATTGCGATGATGTCGATGACCGGTGTTGCCCACAATGTAATCAGTCCTACGTATTCCCAAACCTCGTCTGTGAACCATTGAAACTGCACTCCAAGGAACACCGCCATAAGCGCAACGTTCATAAACAACGCAACTACCATTAATGTCTGTGATATTGTTTTCATTTCTCTTTCTCCTTCATAAGTTCTTCGTATTCCTTCAGGTCTTCATTGCATCTATAGTCGCTTACAAGCTCTTTGGACTGCTCATAGCCAAGATTGTATTTGAGCATAATGTCAGAGATCGTCGCACCGTGTGAGATGTCTTCTATGATTGCGTATTCATCATATTTGGAAATCTTCACAGGACGTCTGTCCTTGATATCCTTCTTGCCTCTGATAGTAGGCTTTGCTGTTGGCTTCACAACGATAGGCATATTGAAGTCAGCTTCGCTGATTACTCCGTTCGAGGCAAGATAGTCCTTGTGCATTACGTTGTTGTAATCGCCCTCGCTAAGTGTGCCTGACACAACCTTCTCGAATATCTTTTTCGCCCTGTTGCCATTTGTTGCAGAATACACACGGATAACGAAGTAATTATCGCTTCTCATATTGTGGAACTTGCAATAGTCAATTGCATACCCGTAGAGAGCACCTAGGCAGTTTTTGATAGGTGTCTTCAGCTCCATCTTCTTCTCGGTTACTTCCTCGTATCCTTCTCCTGTGAAGTACTCTGTCACGGTGATGCAGAAGAACATGTCTTCCACATCCTTGCCTAATTCTTTTTTTCTTCCTCTCATAAGTCAATTCCTTCCTCTTTGTCGACAATAGCCTTTACGATGGTATCGATCGTCGCTTCCTGTGCATACGTAGGCTCGAAAATGTATTTGATTGCTTTAAGAAACGCATTGCGCTGAGACGGTTCTTCCATCTCGAATGTTGCTTCAAACCCACCATATTTGATTAAGGAAAGAAGCATATACTTTACTCTTCTTAACAGGTACTCTTCCGTATCTTGATCGTCCTCATCGAACTCAGGAACACCTTCAGAGAAGCTGAACTGAATATATGCTCTACAAGGACTAAGGAAGATTTCCGCATAGAGATAGTCACCTACTTTCTTACATCCATAGTCTTTGATGTCCTTTACTGCCTTCCTTAAATCCTTAACCCTGTTTATTTCCTTGAACAAACAGGAAGAAATGAAGTTGTGAGCCAGAGGCTGAATGAGCTTCTTGTTGTACTTATCGTATTCTTCGTTCAAGTCTTTGATATAATTGTCTAATAATTGTGTGTTCATAATCTAGTTCTCCTTGTCATCATCTTCTCTCAATTTACCAACTCTGATAAAAGTACTATTTTCAAAGCAACCACCGCACATAGATATAATATAGTAACCTTGGTCAATAAGCTCTTTTTGCACCTGTGCAATGCGCACTTGGTTAAAAGAATATACTTCTACCATAATACTGCCATCACTCGTTTTCCAAAAGATGTAATCACTCATAATCCTAACTCCTCTAATGTGTATTTCTTGCCCGTTTCCATTCCCTTATACATGCTTCCTTTAGGAAAACAGGGCAACGAGATATGTTCATGAATGTTATCTCCAAGACTGATGAATATGAACTCACCATTATCTACCCAATATGTTTCAAGTTTATTAACATATTTAACTCTGTCTTTGAATGGTTTTAGTACATTTTCAAGATATTCTTTCTCTTTCTCATCAAGAACAGGTTCTTTGTATTCTTCCCACCAATTCGCGGAAAAATCGTCAATACATAATCCACTTACCCATCCTCTTTCTGATACAACCTGATTGTCTTCCAGTGTGATGTAATGGTCCTTTTCCCAATCGTTGCGTCTTATCTTCTTTCCTTCAGTCAGTGCCTTAACTGCTTCTACAATGGTCATAATATTATTCCCCCTATTTTAATAAACCAAGCTGTTCAGGCGTATAAAGAACACACTCAGGCATTCTGGAAAAACACCTTTCACCAACGGTAATGGAGCTAGTGTCCCTGTTTTCCACATAAACGAATATCGTTCCGTGCCCCCTGTTCTCAAAATATTTTACCTTGTTCCAAGTCAGTAAATTGATTGCTTCCATAATCTTCTTGAAAAATGCTCTTTCTCCGTTGTAAAGAACCGGTCCACGATAGATAAACCAATCTGCCTTTTCAGGTTCTTTGCCAAATGCGGTATTTTCATCAAGCTCAATGTCAGTGTTTATAGTAGAAGTGATCGTCGCATAGCCTTCGGGAAATGTGATGAAAATAGCCTCACCTGTCTGCCAGTCTCTTCTCGAAATTGCTTCATAATTGTCATAAAGTTCTTTCAACGCTTCATCGAATGTCATAAATATACCTCCAATACATTGTACATAGCCGTAATCATCTCTACTTCCCAATTCAGATAACTACCTAATTTCTCATCCTCGTCATCCTTCCCTACAATCATCTCCGCTACCATATGGTACTCTTCGATAAGCCTGATTTTGGTAAGCGGAACTGCGTGTTTCACAATATCACTTACGGTCATTTTCAAACGCCCTTCTTGTCCTTGCAATAATCTCCGCATCCATACGGATAACGATTTTTGCACACTTCTCGCAAAGCTCGTCTTCCAAATAGAACCGGTCAAGTCTTAGGTCTTCGATGAGCTGATGCAGAGCGTTTTCTATGTCCAACGAAGTGACTGCGATGTATTCTTCAGGGACAAACGCCATTAGCTTGTCCCCGAACTCATCTCCGATTAACTTCTTGATTTCTTCCACCTTGTTTGCAAGATATTCTTTCTCCTTCATAATACCTCCTTTGTGATAGTGGCAAGAGCAATGCTATATGCCATAATCTTTCCTGCGGTTTCAGACTGCCTTCTTTCCAATTCCGCAGTGAAGTAGTGTTCCTTGTCGATTTTCTTCATCTGCTCCAAGGACTTCTTGATGATTTTCATAGCCTTGATGTCGGTATTGAGCAGTTTTCTTATATAGTCGGTCTCATACTCGAAATCAGCGATAATTCCCATTGTAGAACTAGCTCCGCCCCAATAGAACATCTTGAGCAGTTTGGTATCGTTCTCATTACTGCTCTTATCTTCCTCCGCCTCGTATTCCTTCTCGTATCTCTTCAAGATTGTCTTTGTCTCCTCGGTCATTTTGCTTTACCTCCTTTATTCTAAAACATCATAAATCGTAGCGACAATGTCTTCCAAATTGCTTCCTACTTCATCTCTTAACAGGTCTGCCATATCGCTGAACCAATCAATCGTCTCCTGTTGTTTCTCGGTAGGTTCATCGTACTTTTCTTCAAGCTCACAGCTTGTGTCATAGATGTAATCTCCAAGCTCTTCCGCAACGGAACGCAAATCGTCAATCTTCTCCATAAGACTTCTCATCTTCTTCATTGCTTCTCTTTTAGTCATAATTTTCTTGCCTCACTTTCTTGTAGCGTGAATATTCTACTCAAAGAAGCAAGGCAAGTCAATAGATTTTAAAAATATTTTTCAAACTTTTTTTAATTTTACCCCATTTTGCGATACTTTAGTCTTCTATATTCATCGTAAACCTTGCCCCAAATCACCTCACATTGTTTGCGTTCGTTTGGCAGAAGCTTCTCAAGCTTGTTTAATTCATCCGCTATGTCGATTGCGTAAGGGCAACCCTTGCAACCTGTTCTAGTGAAGTTGTAAGGCTCGTAATAAAGCTCACAAAGCTTGATGTTTCTTGTTCTGATATACCACTCCTCGAACTCATTGCTTACAGGGTTTAAAGGCTTGAACCTGCGTATCTTGCCTTCCTGAAGGACAATGCAACCTTTGCTAGCCCTTCTTAGTCCGCCCTCACCTGTTCTAAGACCTAGAATGGCAACGTGTCTTCCGTTCTCCTTTTCCCACTTATGCACAGGTTCTTTCTTGAGCTTGTAACAGCACTTGTCGCTTATAGGGAAAGGAAGTGGCTCCTTGTATTGATACATCAGAATGCTAGGGCAGTGTGTCTGCCTTTTGCCACCTCCCTTGAAGTATGCGACAATGCTAGGAGCGTTGGAACTTCTATGAGCGATGAGGCAAGAATGTTCTTTAGATTTAAACGGATACCCATAGGTCTCCAATGTCTTCCTGATAGGAAGTGTGGGCTTGATTTCCACAATGCGCTTGTCATTCTTCATCATATCGTGAACGAACGCGACGATTGCGTTGTACTCAATTCCGGTATTGATGTAGACACGTGGAATGTTGTTACCAGGCAAAGCCTCATCAATGAGGAAGGAAAGCATTGTGCTGTCTTTACCGCCACTGAACGAGATATAGCAATTGTCCTCGCCAATCTCCTTTATCGTCTTCCTGATTACTTCAAGTCTATCGAACAACGTAAGTTCAAAATCTTCTTGCATATTTTCTCCTTTAGAATAGTTTGTTCTGTGTATAGCTTTCGCTCTTCTTCTCTATAACTCCTTCCACTCTTTCACGGGCTACCGCAACCCATCTAGCGTCCTTCTCGAAGCCTATATAGTGTCTACCTAGCTCCTTACAGGCAAGTGCGGTTGTTCCGCTACCTAGGAAAGTGTCTAAAACAATCCCCCCCGTTCGCTTCCGATTTCGACAAGCTTCTCGATTATCTCAAGTGGCTTGATCGTCGGATGTCCGTATTTTGCCTTGTCCTTCTGATTGAGGGAGCTGAAGAACACGGTATTCCCGTTCTTGTATGTGTTAAGATTGACCTTGGCACCAGTTTCCCAAAAGTACAGGCAGTATTCCTTATCGTGAAGAAAGTTCCCGTTGCAAAGCGGAATAGGATTGTTCTTTGCCCAAATGAGTATCTCGAAGTTGCACTTCTTTTCTTCAATGAAATAGTGCATATACTGCATCAACTGCCACTTGTTGCACCAGATGAAGATATTGATTTTCTTCATAACGCGACACCACTGGTCAAGCATTTCGTTGCCAATGCCCTTGTCGCAGTCGCTTTCAGCCATTTCATCACCTAAGTTTTTCTTTACATCTACATATCTTTCCGAATTACTGAACCATTTGTTTTTCGTAAACTCATACGGCGGGTCAGTGACGATAAGGTCAATGCTCTTGTCTGGAAGACCTTTGATAAGCTCGTAGCTATCTCCCTGAATTATGGTGTCTTGCATACTTTCTAATCTCCTTCTTCTCTTCTTCGGTAACATCAAAACTAGCGGAAAGCTCCTCGATATAATTGCCTTTCTCATATACGATAAGCTCGTTCTTGCGGAAGGTTATGGCGAAGTACTTGAAGAAGATTTCAGGAACGAAGCCATCCATCTTCAGTCTTTCGTATTCTTCCTTCTCGATGTTCGCCTCATACCCTTGGAAGCCATCTCTTACGGCACAATAGAAACCCCTGTGCAAGAAGCCATTTCCGGCAACATATATGCCAGTATCTAATTCAATGTTTACTATGTCTTTCAGTTCTCTCATTTCTCACACTCCTTGTCTATTTCTATAACATAATCGTCGAATGCCATTGCGCTCTCAAGTCTTCTTATAAGGCTTCTCACACGCGCATTGAGCTCTACTTCCTCGTCTTTCCACAATGTCGCAATCTTGCCTTTTCCATTAAGAACATCGACAACGATTGCATTATGCGCCCTTTCTCTTTCTTCAGTGCTTCCATAATTGTACAGGTTAGCTATCACAATGGAACTATGTATCACTTCTATAACAGTCTTATAACATTTCTCACTTTGCCACATCCCACATTCGTGTACGAACGAATAAAGCTCACTTAGCTTTATGGTATCAAATAAGCTCATCTGCATATCAGAAAAGCCTCATCTGCGAATAGGACATTTCCGGAACATCGAAGCCGAACTTCTTCAGAAGTAACTTGAGCTTATCCAATGTGTAAGTAGTGTCAAACCAACATCCTTGTCCTTCGTAGTCCCCGTAGTTCTTGCCTATTGTATAGCTTATGCAAGTCCCTCTTTCATCTCCGTAATCAACATAGGTAAAGTCCATACTTACAGGCTTGTTCATGTTGTTAGGCACTTTGTTCGCTTCGATACCGCCATTATTCTTGACCTTATATGCTATTTTGCACTTGTCTAATAGTCCTTTAATGTCATCCAATGTCATTTCCTCAGTATCCTCCTTCTTTTTGCAAATGCGCTCACGCAGTAAGGAATAGAGGTATCCACATAATCATATGCTATAGGGGTTTCCTTACCCTCTACGTTGCGCTCTATTCTTCCTACAGCCTGTTTGGTTGTGCTCTCGTTCTTCTGCGGTGTAGCTAGGTGAAGAACCTCAAGAGTAGGAATGTCAAGTCCCTCTTTTGCAAGAGCGTATGTTGCGACAATGATGTTTCCGTCATACCCCCTGTTCTTCTCCTTCACCTTGCCAGTGACCACTTGGGCTTTCAAACCTCGCTCTTCTAGTTCACTTGCGATTTCCTCGCAGTGCTTCACCCTGTGGCACAGGACAAGCTGTTTCTTGTCTTTATTTTTTACAATGTTGTCTACAATGATTTTAGTTCTCTCCTTGCATTCAGAGAGCATTGTGATGAGCTTCGTATTGTCAATCATTCCATCCGTATCGGAATAGTCAAGAATGTCGAAATCTATGTCGATGTCTACTCTTTCGTGCTTTGCCTTGATGATTTTAGAACCTACTTCCTTCTCATCAATCGTATAGGCAATGTCTCCGATCGTCGCATAAAGTGTTTTGATAAGTCCGTCCGCCCTTGTAAGTGTTGCGCTTAGACCGTACTTGTATCTTGCCTTGCAGTTGCTTACAACGAGGTAGAACATCTTCGCCATAGTTGGTGTGCCACTTAGTCTATGTACCTCATCAACTACAACCACATTGAACTCGTTCTCATAGATTTCTTTAGGAACTTTGGAAAGCGTCTGAACGGTTGCAAAGGTTATGTCCTTGCCGATATTGACCTCACCTTCCGTGATTGTTCCGAAATCGCCTTCGAAATAGCTCTTGCAACGTTCCATAGACTGCTCTAGAAGCTTGTGCGTATGCGTGAGCCAAAGTGCCTTGAGACCTAGTCTTGAAATCAGTGCCAAGCCCATCTGTGTCTTTCCGCTTCCGCAAGGAGCGTGTAACACACCGCCTTTAGCGTGTAAAAGGGCTTCTACGGCTTTCTGCTGATAATCGTATAGTTTTATGTTACCCTTCATTCCGAGGGGCTTAGAAGGCACGAAATCAAGCGTATAGTCGTTTTTGATGTCTTTCCACACGTGAGACAATGTTCCGAACGGAAGTATGAGCGTGTCTCCGTGTCTCTCATAGAGCTTGAGCTTAGGCTGAATGTATCTAGCCTTGTAGCTTCCCATTCGCATTGCGTTGATATACGCAGGGTTGTCTACTTCCAAAGTCCTTGCGTATTCCTCTACTGCAATGCTAGGCTCTTCGATATAGATTTTGTTCGATATTCTTGCTTTCATCATCATCTTTTCTCTACGTAAAGCCACAAAAGTACTATAAGTACGATAATGCTTCCCAATGTGCTAAAGCCTATCACCAACGGAGTTACCATACACATTCTCCAATCTGCATAGCTCACTCGCGTGTACCTGTCTGTAGCCTTCTCCTTTCATTTCAACGTATTTGTCATAGGGAAGATACCTCCACTCTTCCACTACCCCATCATAGATTGCGAAGCCAACAAAGCTAGATGCTCTTTCCTTCCATAGCTTCATCGCAGTCTCTTGGTTCGGCTCTACCCTTGAGAACAGGAAGACACCGTTGTCGCATATCTTGCTGTCTAACGCAACCGCAATGCCGTTCCTGACCGCGACAATGTCGAACGGCTGACCATTTATGCGGTCAACCAATCTATGCGCCCAGAAGCCCCATTTTGTGAGCATTAGGCACAATTCTCTTTCTTTGCTAGTGCCGTTGCTTTTGTTACTCATTGCTCTTCTTCTCCCATTCTTTCTTCTTGAGCTTCAAAAACTCCTTCCCTAAGTCAGTTTGTATGAACGCATTGAACTTCTTGTAATCTTTTATTGCATCGATTTCCATTGAGCATTCTGATACTGCTTTATTTAGTTCCTCAAATCTTTTACTATAGAATATTCTATCACTATAGGAAACTGCTTTTTTGCTAAGCTCGGAAACCCTATCACATTCCGCGGAAAGGTTCTTCAGTTTCTCTTCTTTTTCCTTGATTACTTCATCGAACACTTCATCAGGTATTTTGACGTTTTCTTCACTTGCCATTTTTCTTAGCCTCCGCTTTTTTCTTCCTAAGTATCTTATCGTATGTATCTCGCAACTGGCATGTATCCGTAATTCCCCAATTGTTTTCGATAATATCGTCCATTATTTTATTTTTTTCTCTTTTATTATTTGTACTCCCGTATTTTTCGTAAAGTGCTATGTTCGCTTTGATTAGCTTGTCTATTTCCTTCAGACAAGTGTCTCTTTCCTTGATGAGTTCCTCTTCGGTAAGCGCTTCTAAATCACGAAATACTACTTTATTTTTCATCTTCTACTCCTCCTGTATTTTTCTCTCTTCTCTTCTTCTTTGTACTCGACTTTCATATAGTCTTCCATAAGCTCTTCAGGAATTTGGTACATCGTGATAAGCCTTTTCGAGCTAGTGAAGAACACAAACACGAACCCGGCATAGATGAAAACCCTTTTCCCTGAATGAGCTTTCTTGCGGTAGAAGGCAAGAAGCTCAGGGACTTCCTCAAGGTCGCTATCGGTAAGTCCGCTATGCCTTGCACCGTTGACAAGCGCTTCCTTGTCATAGTTCCCGAAGCGCTCCTCAATTCGTTGCATTGCGTGGTATGTAAGCTTTTTGTCTGCCATTCTCTGCCTCCTTCCAATTGAAGCAATGGAAGTTCGTGTTGCGGTACACCCTTGCGGTCTGTCTCGCCTTGCAACACCCTCTTCCGCTTTTCGTTTCGCAATAGTATTTGCAGTCTCCGCACAATTCCATAGTTTTACATATTCTCCTTCGTGAAGATATAGGCGTGGTCATTCTCCTTGAGAACGAAGCCCATATAATAGTAGTAACCGGCTATAAGTCTCTTCTGATACCTCTTTGTCATTTCCTTGCCGAACGCGGATTGAGACATTTGGAACTCGTTTCCAAGTCTGCACCATTTCACATATGCCTTGTAGACATCTCCGGCTTTCTCTCTTCCGTTTGGCGTAATGCTGATATTGTCCTTCAGGAACATTGCGACAATGTCCATCTCGGTTCTATAGTCCCTTGTGGCGTCATCAATAATGGCAGGTAGCTTTGCGGTCTTTCCGTTAAGCCATCTTATTGCGCCCTTTACCGCCCAGCCAAGTATCTGAGGTGCTTCCTCGGCAAGTTTGAACGTAAGCATTTTGTCCTTTTCGTGTTCCTCGAACTTACGGTTGAACGGAATGATACGTTGTCTTCTCCAAATGCCGTCATCTCTTCCGCGGATTGTAAGCTGATAGTTCGTAGACACCCAAAGCTTTCCGATAGGCTTGAACTCAAACTCATTTCCGAAAAGGTTTCTTGCGACGATCATATCACCGCCTACAAGGATTTTGACAAAGCTCTCGTCAAGTCTTGTACCCTCGTCCGGTTCATTCGCGCATAATAGTCTTGCTCCGTTTATCTTGGCCTTGTCAGGCGAAGCAGAACCGGCATTGTTGAACTTCTTTGCCGTGATCGTCGCGGTATCGATTACGATTGCATAGTCGCCCATAATCGCCTGTAACGTGTCGATGAAGACGCTCTTTCCGTTTCCGCCGTAACCGCTAAGCTGAAACATACACTGCTCGATATTGTAGCCAGTAAGGCTATAGCCCACCGCACACTGAATGTAGTCGATAAGCTCCTTGTTTCCCTGAAAGACTTCGTCAAGGTACTTGAGCCATCTTGTAGGCTCGTGTTCCATATCTACATTGATGTTTGTGCATTTGCTCATCATAAGATTTCTATCGTGCATTGTGATTGCACCTGTCTTGAGATTTACAACACCGTTCTTGCAGTTGAGCAAGTCAGGTTGTTTGTCGAAATCGTTGTTGCATACCGCAGTCTTTCCGAGGTGGACAACCTCATCAAGCATTGCCTTCTTTCCGCTTGAGTTCGAAAGCCTCTTGATGTTCTTATAGAAGCCTTCAGTGTATGAGGAGTCACTTGCGGTGTCCATTGTCCTAAGTTCGTATCTAAGGAAATCGATAAGTTTGTCTGCATATCTCTTGATTTCCTGTGTATTGTCCTTGCGCCAAGTGGCTCCGTCGAAAATCATCCAACACTTGTCATTTACGTTGTATCTGAAGCAATCGCCGTACCTGTCAACAAACCTGTTTGCGTTGCCTGTATCGTCTAATGGATAATATCTACCTCCTCCAGCATTGTTTTCGTGTGCTGCTTTCTGAATGTTATTGTCTTGGATGTCCCTCATATCATATTTAGGGAGCTTGTCCTTGTTCAAATCGTATAGTGTCTTCGGCTCTTCGTCATCATTATAGTAGTTGCTCATTTTTTCACCCCCACTTTCACATATTACCTAGCCCCTTGTTACAGGGGCTAGGAACGCCTTTAGAAAGGCATATCGTCATCGACAATGTCTTCTTCTTTGACCTTGCTACCAAGTGTCTTAGCCTGGTGCTCTGTAGGCTTGTAGAAGTAAACATTGTTGGTTGTCTTGCCTTGCCATTCACTTGTCTTGATACTTGCGATAAGGTAACCACCCGTGAGCTTGTCAATGATTTCTTCGATCGTCTCGAAGCGTGTGTTTTCTGGTGTCTTCTGAGAGTAGAGAAGTCTGTTGATTTTCTTCTCGTTGTACTGCTGTGTGGTTTCGTCATAACGGATGAAATCGCTGAGAACACGGTTCTTGCACTGCTGTTCGACGTCATCTCGGATACGCAACTGAACTCTAAGGTATTTTCCATTTGCGTTTTCGCCCTTAACGATTTTTTCGATAAGGCATTCATAGTTTCCTTCAGGAATAGCATCGAACTCCTTGTTTTCTTCTTCTTTCTTATAAGTATAAGCCATTTCTATTTTGTCCTCCAATATAGCTTGTAGTCTTCTAGTAAATTGTTTTCTTTGAGCCAATCAATGAACATTTCAATCGTTACCCTGATAGGCTTTACTTCGTCTCTATAGTATGTTTCCGTATGAAGAGCGTTTCCGTCATATGCGAGGTAGGTAAACTGCCTTGCACGTGGGAACAGCTCTAGGTAGAAAGCGTGTTGTGCGCTATTGAAGTACTTCTGAACGGAGTACTGCGAAACTCGCTTGATGTCATAGATTATACCACCCTTGAGGCAGTCCAATCTACCGTACAACAGGAAGTTCATACCACCGATTGTCTCTTCTTTCTTCCCTACAATCTGCCACTGACCGCCTTCTACGTAAGGGGAAGCAGGTGTCTTCCCCTTGTACGTATCATCCTCGAAGTCGATACCGCGTTGCTGAGCTTCGGTTGTCGGTGTCTGCTTTCTTCTTAGAACATCCAAGAAGGCAAGTCTTGCCCAACGTGAGGCGGACAACTGCTTGTCTTCAAGACACATCTCATCGCTTTCGCATTCGCGTACGTGTTTCGGTGCTTCGAAGATGTATAGCCAACTATTTAGTAGGCTTGGCGTTATCAAATACGTTTCTGTCTTTGTCATACACAAGTCCCAAAGCCTTTGCACGTTCGTTTAAGGCATTCCAGAGCTCGTTCTTTGATGTGAGCTTATGTTCTGCCTTCTTGACTTCATCGTAAGCCTTATTGAGCAGTTTAGCATTGTCTGCGTTGGTAATATGCGGAAGCAATGTTCTCATAAGCTCCTGATATTCGGTGAACTCCTTGTTCTCGCTTGTAAGGTCATTGATTACATTGTTGATGAGTTCGGTAAGGAACGTATTGTTGTTTCCGTTGGCAAGTGTAGGAATGTCATACACGCCGTGAATGCCGTGTGTGCCTTTGGCATAATAGCGGTCGCAGTTGCTGAAGCCGATTGTGCGCTTGTTTCCGCGCATTTCCATAAAACCGCCAATGTCAACGCTGTCCCAAACTTCATCACGCGATTTTCCTTCCATACGGATACGGAGCTTTGTTGTTTCCCCGTCCGCAACTTCGGTAGCGTGGAATACCATAACAAGATGTTTGTTAAGGCTCTTAACGAACGTAACGAACTCATTGAACATCTTCTTGACTGCTCCGTAGCCCTTCAGAGAAAGCTCTCCGTTTGTCTGAGCGTTCTTCTGGTCCCTTGCAATGACAACAGGTTTAAGCATTTCCAATAGCTTTCCGCCTGTGTCGATAACGATCGTCTCATATGGAGACAGGTCAGCTTTTTCCAAATCGTTTTTAAGCTCTTCATAACTGCTTACAACATCAGTGTCGGTGCGGTAGCGTGTCTCAACTCTGTCAACACCTTTGTCCAAGTCAATCAGCAACGGCTTAGGTGCGGAAAGTGCCAACGTGGTCTTTCCAATGCCAGGAACTCCTGCAACGATGATAAACAGCTTCTTCCCTTCAAACTTCATTTCGCTTGGCTTAACAATCATATGCTTTGTCCTCCTCGATTAAGTCTTCGATTTTCCAAATGATATCGTTTCTTGTTCTGTGTTTTGCGTACTTGAGGTTCTTGAAGTTCTCAATGTACACAATGGTAGTCAACGAACATCCTACCTTTTTTGCAATGTCCGTCTGACTGAAGCTGTGTCTTGCACGATATGTCTTCAGTGCAACCGAACGTTCATAATCCGTCATTTCGTGAAACTTTTTTGCCATTACTTTACCTCCTTTGTAATAATGCGTGTCCACTTTCCTGTGTCTTCATCGTATCTGAATACCGAATACTTCCTTCCTCTTTCCTTGAGGTAGGTGATTTTGTTCACCAACGGCTCAAGATCGTCGGACTTCTCAAGGGTAACAGGATGCGAATACCACCCACGTTTCCCTTTTGTCTGTACCGTAAGTCTGTACATTCTTTTTCACACCTCACTTTCTTGAATGCGGTAATATTCTAACGCTTAGGCAAAGCCAAGTCAATAATTATTTTGAAAATATTTTTAAAAATAAAATAGGAGCCACTTAATGTGACTCCCTCAAGAAAGTTGTAAAATATTAGGATGGAACTTATTACCTTGAATAAAACAGGCTAGGCTTGAAAGGTTTGGGTAACGCCTAGCCTGTAAGAGCAAAAGGAATTTTTATGACGGAACTTATTGCCAATATAATAATAATGCAAGAGACAGGATTTGAACCTGTATCACCGCCTTTGTGGTGCGACATGCGGTTTTACGCACGAGCTCTGCCGTTGAGCTACTCTTGCAGATAGTGGCTAGGCATTACCCTAGCCGTGTGCTTTTTTAAGATAATATTTTAAGGCGGAACTTATTGTCTATATTGGAGGAGAGAGTAGGCTTCGAACCTACGAGTGCACATTATGCACCACTGGTTTTCAAGACCAGAGCTTTTAACCACTCAGCCATCTCTCCATAATGTTGGTGCGCCTACTTTGGTTTGAACAAAGAACCTTTCGATTATAAGTCGAATGCTCTGACCGATTGAGCTATAGGAGCAAGTAGCCTGTGGCACATATGATTTACATTGGAGGTAGCACCACAGGCTCATGATAAGGAGATTTCAGCAGTCGCCTAGAAGACTGCTATGCGTTTATGGCTCACCTCAAGGAAGACAATTTGACCTTGTAGGTAAGCAGTTACTTTTTATGAGACAAACTATTTCTAGCCATCCATACTCCCATCAGCAATGATATTATAAACAAAATCAGTGCCAAGAACAAGAGACAACCGCCATAGAACACGTTCTTTGCCATTACAAGCGAAGACAGGTAGCAAAGCCCAATTCCACCGCCTATGGTCACGATGAATAGTAATGCCCCCAAGACGATCATTACGATACACGCAGTCATTATTCTTCAGTCCACCTTAATTCATAGCCGAAAATCTTGTCGAATGTATCACCTTCCTTGTGGTATCTTGCCCTAAGCGTTCCCTCAAGCGATTTAGGAACAAGGAAGTATCCATAATCTTCTTTCTTCCTGTCCGAGTAGACAACCGCAGGGACAAGGAGCGCTTCCAACAAAGTAGCGTTTGTCTTTCCGCTGAAACGGCTGTCTATCGTAACCGAGCACATCTCTATATTGTCATACTTTCTTACGAATGAAATCTTCATATCAGTCTGCCTCCTTAGAACCGCAGATACGGCATTGGCTTCCTTCCTCAATTAGAATGTATGTGCCTTCCGTGAAGTAACCGCTCATAGTGGCTCTCACGTTCGCATAGCCCGAAGGCTTGGAAGCCTTGATGTAAGTGCCGTAGTTTGTATAGCTAAGCTCATCGATACGCATACACTCACCTAGAGCAATGATATGCACCCTGTCGCAGACTTTCTTGCTAGGGGCACAACCAACAAGAAACAATGCACTAAGCAGTAACGCTAGTCTTCTTTTCATGCTTCTTGCCATCCACCTTCTTTGCTATCTTGAGCAGTTCCCTAGTTCTGTATATATGCTTTGTGACACATAAGGAAATGCCTACCAACAGGTCAAACTCATCTCCTTCATGGCAGTGCGTGACGACCTTCTTTCCATCTCCGAACTTCACGATAACCACTTTCTTCTCTTCATTGTAAAAAATGTCTTTGATGTCAATGTGACTTGCAAGACTTGCCAATAAAACATTAGCTTCGTATTTCTCCATACCCTACCTCCGTGTAGTGAATATATTTTAGCATTTTTATAGAACTATTGCAAGTGAAGCTCTGTAGACACCTGTAGACACTGTAGACACTTTTTCCATATACTTTTATTTTTTTTATTTTTCTAAAAGGTATATGCAAAATGACCTAAAGTGTCTACAAGACACTACAAAATAGCATTACAAACTGTATGTTTTGTCAAAATTGCTATGCTTTTACATTTAAATTAGTAGTAAATTGGTAGTAAAGTGTAGATACTTTGGTGATACTTTGGTGATACTTTGGTGGCCACCTGGTAACCATTCGGTAACCAACTAGACGATCATAAAAAAAGGCTCTCATAAGAGAGCCAAGCCCCATATCAGAAAGCCTAAGCCGAACATGGCACCACACGCGAAGAGGCAAAGTATTAAGCCCCTATTGTCACGTTTCTTCCAAGTAGGATATTTTCTCATAAGGTTGTTACAACATCGCCAATGGAAGTGAATGTAGAGAGAATGTCCTCTTCCTCACCGCCTGTTGTGATGAGTGTAGAGTTAGCGAAAGAACCTTTCCAATTAAGCCTTGTGATGAGAACAGGCGTACCTGGGTTGTAACATCCGCTTACAGGTATCATTCTCGGTGTAGTTCCTAAAATCGTATTAAGGTCTTGAATGCTATCGACAACTAGATTGCTGGAGCTAGGGAGAAGGAGCGTAAAGCCGTTGATGTACGTGTCATTAGGCTTACCTATCGTAATGCTATGGTTGTAGATGTCAATGTTAGTATCTGCACTATTTTTGGGAACTAAGATGGAATGCTCTCCGAATAGGGAGATGGTTTTGTAGTCGTCCTTTAAAGTATTATTAAGGCTCTCAGTTAAAGTAGTTCCATAGCCAGATGTAACAATCATAAGATTGTCACTTGTAATGAAAGAACTACCATAGTATTCATATCTATTATAAGTAGAATTATATATAATGTTCATATAGATATAGTTATAACCTGTAGTATTTTTTACTTTAAGTATGAATGGTTGTGACTGAGAATCCTGAATTGTTATAGTATTATTTGCACCATCTGTTCCTTCGACAATAGGAAGATTTACGTCTCCCCATTCTAAGTTGTATCCATCAGAACTTACACGCAAATATTTTCCACTATTGCCACTTGCGTAATTAGGAGCAATACTCATAGGTTCTATTATAATCTTATTTTGTTCAGAAGATAATGAGACTGCCCAATGTTGATAATTAACTCTTAGTGAGTCTTGACCACTTCCCGATGTACTATTGGTTTTAGCTATAGTAGTAAGTTCACCCCAATAATCATATGCTCCTGTTTTTTTATTAATTTGGGCTGACAAAGGAATTAAACCCATTAATACACTATAAGTATTGTTAGTATATACGGCAAATATTTTAGGTGTTCCATCATATGTAACGGAGCTATCCATTGTTATATCATATTCTGCTTTACCTTTCTGATAAGTAGTAAAGCCACTTAGATATCCTTTTATAATCTTAGCACCACCAACACCCTTCAGAAGTTCATCCACTGCCTTGTCCGTATAGGTTCTTCCGAAGGTAGTTCCGTTGTCTATCTTGATTTTTTTGTTTGTTGTTTCTGTACTCATTTTTGTTTTCTCCTATTTTAGTCTTCGAATGTTACCGTAACACCACCACTTGTACTAGGTGTATCCCATACTACGCCATCGCCTGTGCTTTTTAAGAATGTACCACTCTCCCCATATTCCAAGCTATCAAAGCCATTATTTGCTAAATAAATAATACCATTACTTTGATAAGCACTATTCATAAAACTAATTTGTTTTAATGTATTAACTGTAGTACTTCCGTCATCAGACGGCGCAGTAAAGGCTAAAAATGGAGCACCTTGTAAATCTATTAAACCTATATATAATATAGTAGTTTCATTACCAAAAGCCATCGTAGTTTTTGTCATTAAACTATTAAGATATATAGTTGTACCCGGATATAACAAATGAGCTAAAAAATAATTTCCAGTAGGGGTTTCGTTAAGAGCAAAAGTATTTTCACTTGTTATTGTTCCCTCAACTACAGGAATACCACCACCTCCACCACCTACTTCACCCCATACACCATCTTTAAGAACATACAACTTCTTGCCCGCCTTGCAATAACATAATTGACCATCAGTAACCGAGCCGTTAGTTACAAGTGCATTCATCTCTTCCAGAGTATCGGCTACCGCTCTGCTGTCGAGCGGTAGCTTACTATTTAAATCAAACCCATTAATTAATGGTATGCCTTTTCCTAAAGCCATTTTCTAGTCCTCCTGTTTAGTAACTGAATGTAAGCTTGAAGTTCGTATTGGTACTCGCTTCGTTGCTTGTGTAAATCAAATACGGAACACTGCTTCCGCCCTCGGTCTTCGTGAAGCCGTTAATGTTCTCGAAGCCATTGCTGTCCTTGATACTCTTTAAATCACCATAGGACTTGGGGTAAGCGAAGATGATATGCTGTTTGTTCGGAGAGAAAGACAAAGTCTTAGAGCCTTTGGACTGCACAAGCTTGGTAAGCGTTTCAGGGTTAGTTCCGACTGCACCGACACCATAGTAGTACGGATGAACGAAGGTTGCGTAGACCGTATTGGAATTGATCGTCCCTTTCTCATAAGTAAGAACAAGGTGTGCATATGTGGAAGCCGTAATAGACTTAGTAAGATTGTAAGTTCCTGAAGTGGGTACTTCACCACTAGCAATAACAATATCGGTCTCTCCTGCTATCTTGAGAACAAGTCTGCTAGGAGTACCGCTATTCTTGTTGAAGCTCCAAGAGACTGAATTGAGGGTTACAGTAGTACCGCTCTCGAACACGCCGTTCATCTCACTGGCATTGAGAACAAGGTTGCTAGGAGCAACATAAGAATACAATAATGCGTTGAACATATCGCTCATCGACTTGTTCTCGAAGGTTGTGCCCTTTGCGATACCGCCGACTGCGATAGGAGTTGGGGTTGCGTTCGTATAGCTATCGCTTACGCTAGGCTTCACAGGGTAATTCGTGCCGTCGATAGTGACTTTGGAGAGATAGCCCTGTGTGTCCGCAGTAGCTCCTACACCGACATCAGAGCCTTTAAGTGTGATGTCTGCGGTAAGTGGCTTGTTGTTTACCTTGCGTGTGTTAGGAACGTAGTTTGTAGGCATTTCAGGTGCCTTATAGACAACACCGTTCACCTTCAGTGTATCTAATGTGTCAGTGCCAGGTTCAGTTCCGTTTGCGACAATATCGGTTTTCTTGAGGTACTGAGAGAGGTCGATATCGGTGTTTCCGATTTTCTCCCAAGAATACACGCTACCCGTTTTGATAGTGATGTATTCATCGTAGTTGTCCTGATTGTCGGAATGCGTGTCCTTTACCAAGTAAATCCTGTGCATTGTCTCTGCACTTGCAGTTGGGAGTGTATCGACTACAACGTAGTCAAAACCGGAAATGCTTCCTACTGCCGTATCGACATAATTCTTGACACCGCTAGAAGACACATAGTTGTTGGAGTTTGCGGTAGGTGTTGCGTCAATGCCTTTGTTTTCGACAAGACCTAAGCCAACCTGTTCTTTGGTAACGCCGTGTGGGTTATTCGTATCATTGGTATGAGTATCAAGTTTGCCACCGACTTCGCCCAATATATCCTTAGTTTGTGCTACATCATCACGCAAGTCTTGTGCAACCTCAATTGCATTTTCAGTGGCATTGTAAGACAAGCCAAGACCGAGACCGACTTTGTACCCTTGTGCCGTGATTTCCTCGGAGTCGTGCATAAGTGTAAATCCGTTGCGATACGCAATATCGGTAGGAATAACATTCTCGGCATTCTCCAAGTCAGTGGTAAGCTTTGTAATCTTTTGAGCATTCTCGGAGATATGAGCAGTATTCGTATCGACAACAATAGCCATACTATCGAGGCGTTCTTTACTAGCCACCTTAGTCCAGTCCACCTTGAAAACGTTGTCTTCCTTGAGAAGACCATCTCCAGCATTGGAAGTGCCTTTTACGACAATGGAAACAAGGCAGTCATACTGGGACTGAGTAATATAGCTATCTTTTAAAACAACGCTCTTGGAAACGTTGAAGGTAATCAAGCCATAGGAATAAATGCTTCCTTCTATTACAAGTCTTGATGTAGCGGAAGCAAGTCCGTCAATTGCAAGAACGGAGCTAGGGACTGCAAACTTCACAAATCTGTAAGGCTTTTCGTACTCAAAATAACGCAAATCTTGTTTGCGGTCAAAATTGATACTCCAATCACCGACTGCAACAGGAGCGATATCGGACGGAACAATTGCTTCTCCGTCCTTCTGAAACGTGATATGAGCGGAGTTTTCGTTGATTGTATCGATGTCTCTCCCCTCATAGTAACAATAGATATAGTTTACGGAACTGCCCTGAATGTTTTTATAAGCGGTATCGCCGTTGCTAAGCGTGAAAGAAGATACCATTTCTTTCAGCGTTCCGTCTCTTCCGAAGTATACTAGCATTTACTTGCCTCCCTTTTCTTTGTGTTCGTCATAGCGCTTGAAGAAGTAGTCTATGGAGCTGTCCATTGCACCCTGTGTCTTGTCGTCAACCCACTTTGGAAACGGGTTGATAGGAATTGCGATTGTCTCACTTGCAATCACTACCGCAAGAGCCTGTAGGAAGATTTCGGTGTTGTTCGTAATGCTCTTCAGCATCCAATACAACGCGAGTAAAGGAATAGTGATTTTGCATATTCCTACAACAATCTGCTTTGTCATAGACCATCTAATCATACCCTTGTTCGCGTATCTAAGGCACACGATTGAGAATACCGCAATGATGATCGTCGCAAGTACTCCCCAACCACCGAACTGAACCGAGCTGATTGTGCGGAACAGGTCGAAGCGCCATACGATGAAACCGACAGGAATTACAAGGGCAAAGGCGCACCAAAAGGCGAACTTCACCCAGAAGGCAGTAGTCTCTTCTTTTTTTATCTGTTCAGGAGTTTTTTCGTTGTTTTCTTCCATAAGCCACCTCACTTTAGTATATTTTACCACAAAAAAGTGGGAAGCCCATTACTTCCCACCAATACGAAGTATTGTTTCCTCTTTAACACGTTCCTTGAAGTCCTCTTTTGCAAGTTCCTGTTGTGTCTTAGGAACAAAAGTCTTGTCCTCGATAAATCTATCGTGAACAAAGCATTTTAGCTCAATGTAGTGTGCCTCGATATCGTTCATCTGACAACCTACATTGAAGCCTAGGAATGCGCTAGTGAGCATTGCAAACATTCTTGAGGCAAACTTTAGCCAAGCAGTTGCTTGGTCTTGTCCACCCTGTGTGGTGTCGAACACAAGCGAAACGAATATCATCGTAAGCACAAGAGACATAATCACCTTGCTTCCGATTGAAAACGTGAGCAAGATTGTCTTCTTCTTCTGCTCGGTAGAGCTTTCCTCGGTGATTGTCTTGTCTCCCGAATACTTACTGCATACAAGGTAGTAGCTAGGGTCAACAAGTTGCATTCTGAGTGCCTTGGCTCTCATCACTTCCTTGTACTGCTTCTTCGTTATTGACTTGTAATATCTATCTCCGATTTTCTGAGGCTTGTCCACAAGCGATTTGATTTCCGTATCGTCAAGGTCAAGAATGTGCATATCTTCTATACCGCATTTCACAAGGATACGCTCCTTTGCAGTGCGTATGTCCTGTGGCTGAAGAACGTGCTTCACCCACTGCGAGAAAGCGGAAATCTTATCGTGCTTTAGAATGCGGTTTACGCTTCCTTCAATGTTTGCTCCGTTTCCTAGGAACTTCACACGTGCCTTGCAGATGTTGCTTCTTTCGTTGGAAGCGTTACTCGCCTGTGCCATATACATAACACAGACAATGGAGAAGATGGATATTGCGGAAGCGATAAGTTGGTCGCTAAGGAACTCTTTTGTCTTCCATCTGCTAGGGTCGATGATGAACGGAAAGAAGGAACATAAGGCAACGATTGCGATACACGCAACCATTGCCAACATTCCGAGGAATACCTTTTTGTTTACCTTCTTCATCATTTCTGAATGTACTCCATAATGAACACATAGGAAGCAATTAAGACATAGAAGCCTACAACGATATAGACTATGAATGCGTATCTTGTCTTGAACCACCCTAAGATGTCAAACCCTGCAAGATAGAAACCTACAATCATAGCCACAATGGCGACAAGAAGGAACGCTCCTACAAGGAGCGTCCACTTTGCTTTGTTGCTCATATGGTAGTTCCGTTGTCGGTGGGCTTGGAAGTCTCTTCGACAATCTTGTTCAGGTCATCGGTCTTCTTAGCCTCTTCGGCTTTCTTTGCCTCTTCCTGTTTCTCGATCGTCTTCTTTGCGCTCTCGACTGCGGTGTTGTTGATGATACCGAGTTCCTGAATAACTTCAAGAATAGCTTTTCTTGCTTCAGGTGTATTCTCCTGTGCAAGTGCCAAAATCTTGGAGAAGGCAATCATAATTTCGCTGGATTTCTTCTCATATGCAATGATTTCAGGCATATAGGCGTCAATCTTGTCAGCAACTTCCTTGGAAACACATTCCTTGAGGTTGGAGACAACAATCTCGTTTACTCCGTCAATGGTAAGCTGTTTGTTCTTTGCCATAGACTTGAGAGAGGCAACCATCTTGAGAACGGCAACCAATGCGGTAAGAACCGCAGTGACCGTGGTCAAGACCTGTGGAGAGAGCCATTCCTTAGCCCATTCCTCCCAATCAAAGGTAGCTTCTTTGCCGGGAGTATCGGTAGTATCAGGTGTAGGATTGGGGGTAGTGGTTTCACTAGGTGCGGTTGTCGGTTCACTAGTAGGAACATTATCAGTTGCAAGAGTTGGTTCACTAGTTGGTTCAGTAGAGGGGGGTACGATTTCCGTAGTAGGTGCATTTTCGGTACTCGGTGCTTCAACAGGCGTGTCTTCTGCGTACTTGGCTCCGCCAAAGCCAAGCAACATACTAAGTGCAATTGTAGTAAGTGTCATTTTTACTTGCCTCCTATAGCTTTTGCAAGAATGTTAATCTGCTCGTCTTTCTTGTCGAGGCGCTTTTCCGCCTCGTCAAGTCTCTTGGCAAGTGCCTTGATTTTCTTGTTGGTACTTGCAAGGTACATATCTTTTGAGACGGCAGTCCATTCGTTGCCGTCCCATACGATAATATCATCAACACTAGGTTTCTGGTCAGTCTTGATTTCAAGCAATAGTTTCATATTCACACCTCATTCTACTACTATTCTACCATAATCGGTAGCGTTTGTAGTTTTCTTTGCGGTCTTATTCGCAACAAGACAATAGCCGTTGTCTGTATAGACCTTCTCGCCCTTTGTATCGTTGAAGGAAATGTAGTAACCGGGCGCATAGGCAAGAACTGCGTTCCTGAAGAAAATCATATCGTGATACAAGCCATCACTGCCTTTGCAGAGAAACTTGAGCGTATTGTGCCCAAAAGGCGCTTCATTGAGCTTTATTCTCTGCCTAGGTGCGTGTGTTATGCTTTCCGTGATTTCCCCTACAAGTGTCATTCTGAGGCTCTTGGAAGCGTTTTGCGGAAGCATGGTGTAGCCGATAGGATTGAAGTCATCGCTATCATACACACCCCATACTTCCATCTCGTTTCCGATTGCGGTAGAAGCGAGGTAAAGCCAACGTGAGAACTGAATGTTTCCAAGGTCTTCATAGAAATCGAACTGAAGCGTGTAGGAAATGAGTTCCGTAAGGTCTTTGCCCAAAGTCTTCACAACAGACACGCGGTTTCCGATTTCCTCTGGGAAGTCGAACTTAGGCTGTAACTGCAATGTTCGTATCCAATTTTCGAAGGCTTCGCTCCCTTGGAAGTAGAATGCCTGTGGAATAAGGACACCGATATTATCGATGAAGCCTATGCCTATATCTCTGTTCCAACGTGTACTAGGCGCGTACCACTGCTGAGGAATGCCACCGATAGGATTACTTGCATACTTGCCTTTTGCGTCAAGATACTTGCCGTCAATGAAGATACCCTCACTTCCGTTGTCGAACTGCGTGAAGTTCAGATACACCGAATTATTCGTTGTGTAGGTAGCGCATTCGCTCTTGTAATGTTCAAGAACAAAGCCGTTGTAGGAATACTTGAGCTTCTTTCCGTAGCGCTTGTCCATAATGCC